TTTCACAGATAATGTTAAAAAAAGAGACTAATTGTCTCTCTTTTGTATGTAGTTTTTCATTGTAGATACATAATCTAACATAGCATTGTTGTTATCTTTAATAGCATCAAGTACATTAGCTTTAGTTTTAGGTGCACTTTGTTTAGCATTTAAGTAGTGCGACTTCATTTCGGAAGTATTGATTTGGATCATTCCAACTGTTGTTCCTGCAAGTGTTGCAGCTTTGTTTAATAAATCTTTCATAATATATATATGTTTTTAATTAATACTTATTTAAAATAGTAAAAGGAAAAAGGGGATAGGGTATCCAAAGTTTTGAAAACCAAGGGGGGTTTTAAGCATATAGTATCCCTCCCTCACAAAAAAAATAAAAATTTTTTATATCTTTGTAAAAACTTAAACCTTACGTTATGACACAAGAAGATCAAAATCTACAAAGCTTATTCGCAAATTTAAATCAAGTATCCCGAAACACTATGGTAAGAGAGAAGTCTGGAGGTGGTACAGGTGGTGGTTCTGATGTAGTAGAAGGGTCTATGGATCCAAATACATTAATGACAGGTAATCCATATATTGCTAAGAATGTTGTTGAGTTTAATCAAGGAGGGATGGTAGGAGCATCAGGTGCACCAACAATGAATAACCCTTATCTTCAAAAGATGAATCAATTAGTAGGCCTACAGCAAATGATGAATGTAGGAAAAGGTTTAATGAGTAATACCTTACAACAAGAAACTATGATGTCTGCACCTAAAGCGGCATACGGTATGAAAAGAAAATATTTTGGAGGAGGTTCATTTTCACCCTTTCAAACAACTAGTGGTGAAGGTACTTATGTTGGCCATAAACCAGGTAGCTCTGCATATAAAGCGTATGTTAAACAAGGGGTAATACCAACTGGAGAAACAGACTTTAACACACATACAGGTCAATACACAAGAAGAAGTGCTATGAAAAGATACACTAACGGGGGTAGATTCTAATGGATGAAATAGGACTAAACGAACTATTACAATTAATCATAAAAGAAAAAGGAGGTACACCTCAGCAGTATAACAAGATGATGGATTATATTGCTTTCCATGAAACTGGTCATAAGCAGAGAATGGATCCTAAGGCTAAACAGATTTCAGGTAATGAGGAAGATGGGTTCTATGATGGACCTGGAAGAGGATTGTTTCAATTTGAGGTAGGAGAAAAGAAAGGGGGAAACACTGCTGTTAATAGAACAGTTAGATACTTTAAAGATAACAACCTAGCTATACCTAAATGGCTGCATGATGTTAGTATGGGTAGTGCAGGATCAAAGAGTGTTGATGTTAGCGAATTAAGTGCAGATCAGCAAAAAATGTTATTCTTAGGATATCATAAAGGACATCCTGTATCTGACTTTAGTAAGGTATGGAATAATGAGCAAACTATACAAGACTTTTGGGCTGAGAATCACTGGGCTGGAGATAAAGAAAATCTTACAGCTAAACTAGCTTTATTTAATAAGAATATAACTGCAAAGGATTCTATTGATGCATTAAACATTAGAAAAGCTGAGTTATTTGGTCAAGACGATAAAGTTCCTTTTCAATCAGCTCAGAAAGATCCTAATAGATTACCTAAAGAATCTGATATATTAAAAAGCATATTTGGACAACAAACATCATCTTTAATAAAAGACACAGCTAAAGACTTTATCAGTAACACAAGTGACGTAATATATAATATTAAAACTCCTGGAGCAGAAAGTTTTTTGCAAGCAGTAGGTGAAGGTGTAAAAGAAGAGATAGATGATTATCGCTGGAAAAGAGATTATAGACAATGGCTTAAAACCAATGAAAAGAAAACTGCTGAGACTCGTAAATGGTTAAATAAACATTATCCTGATAATAAAATAGAATCCTCAAAAAGACCTAGTAATACTAGGCTACCTATAACGAATCCTTTAATTGCAGCCATGTTATCCCCTTTAAATGCTGGTAGAGGCTCTGCTGTTATAGATCAAGAAACTGGAATAAATCAATATACAGGAGAGCAACAATATACTCCTTTTATTTTTGGTAAAGAATGAGAGAAATAAACAGAGAGAATGGTAAGGTATATACAATAGATGATTTTTATTTTTTGGAAAAGAATTATATAGATTTAGGTAAATTAATAGAAGATGAAAAGCGGATTGTTAGTAGGTCTAAAAAAAATGGGTTTAGAGTTGTAAAATCTAACTGGTATATGCAAGATAATCCAGACTTTACAATTGAGAGCGTTATCTATGGCACAACTCCTAAGCATACTAGTCCTATACGATATATGTTTAAATTACAATTAGAATATACTAAATAATGTACTTATTAAAGCTAAACAGGAAGGGCGATATTTATAAGGATGATGACGGATGTACTGGCGTACCAGAATTTCTTACACTCATTAAGAAAGAAAAATTCGGGCCTACGGCCCTCAAATGGGTTGCCCTAGTCTGCGACTATGAAAGCCCATATAGACATTACAGTGAAAATGAGAGAGTTAAGGCTGTTTCTAAAGACTTATATGATACTTATACTTGGAAAGGAGCTAAAGACGCGTCTATAAAAGCAGCTTGTAAGAAATATACAGAACTACAATTTGATCCTTTAGATGAACAGCTTATAGCATTTAACAATAAAATTAATCAGTTTACAGCTCTTATTGACGGAATGCATTTAGATGAAGAGAATGCTGAGTTATTACAAAAGCTAATGATAGGGGTTGAGAAGATACTTAAGACTAGACAGTCTTTACTAGACGCTATAGATAGAAGGGGAGAGAGACAAAAGATAGCTGGAGATAAAGGATTGTCATTTTTAGAAAGAAGAAAAGAAATAAAAGAACTGTAATGGCTAGAAGCAAAAGAGAAACAAAACATGATGTCAAATATCTTTACGCAAGATATATTAAGTTTTATAATAAAGCAGATATGGATAAGGCTGCTGAGTATCACGACACAGCTATGAAGCTACATGGTGTGGATTTAGCACAAAGATATCACATGAAGATAGAAAAGAAGGAGCAGTCTAAAGGAACTTTTGGATTAGGTAAGACTAAACGATTAAGATATGGGTAAGATAAAATTTGATCCACAAAGATATCGTCCTATACCAAATGGTGGTCATCCTGACTTAAATCCCGACTCAGTAGCTTATCAAGAGTATTGGGCTCAGGAAACTGATAGATGCTTACATGGATATAAACCTAAGGGTATGAAAAAGATATCTGGTAAGTACTATTTCTATCTAAACTACTATATGATATTAGGTAATGATGGAACATCAGGTAATCGTAAGAATTTAATACATCCTTGGTATAGAGCTATGGATCATGAGTATTTTGATACAATAGAGCTATGTAAAGAAGAAGGTAAGGGGATGATTGTTATTAAAGCCAGAGATAAAGGGTTTTCTTATATGAACTCAGGTGCTGTTGCTCATGAATATACATTCTATCCTTTTAATGATGTAGGTGTAGCTGCTGGACTACAAGTTACGGCTGATGCATTTTTTGATAAGACTAGAAAAGGCCTTAATGGTATACACCCTAACTTTAAACACTCTGTACTTAAAGATACTGATGGTATAATGAGATCTGGATATAAACAAAAGAATAAAGACGGTAAATGGGAGATAGGTGGTTATCAATCTAACATTATATGTAGAACAATGGATAATCCAGAAGTATTCAAAGGAGAAAGGGTTTCTCTAATGATATTTGAAGAGGCAGGGGAGTTTAAAAAACTTAAGAATGCTTATATGTCATCTAAAGCATGTTTTATGGATGGAGATATTCAGTTTGGAGTGCCTATTGTCGGAGGAACTGGGGGAGATATATCTAAAGCATCTAAAGATTTTATGGATATGTATTATAGTCATGATGCTTATAATCTAATCCCTATGTTTATTCCTGCATCAAAAGCATACTACGGATTCTTTGATATAGACTCAGGTGTAGAGGACGAGAAGGGCGCAAGAGAAAAACTTATAGCAGATAGAGAAGACATACAGAAGTCTGGAGACAATGAGGCATATAACTTACATATACAAAATTACCCTTTAACTGTAGAGGAGGCGTTTTTAAATACTCACTCTTCAAGATTTGATATTGCACTACTAAACGCACAAAGATCTAGAATATTGTCAAGTAAAGATAATAGAAGTCAAATACAACAAGGTTTTTTAGACTGGCAATTAGGAGAAGCAGAACCTACAGTTACTTGGAGGCCACACCCTACTGGTCCATACAAAATATTAGCACATCCAGAGAAAGAATATAAGAATTTAGACATAGGTGGTATTGATAGTTATGATCAAGATCAAGCTGGAGCGTCAGATTCTTTGGGTAGTGCGATAATTTATCGTAGATTTGCAAATACTGATATGCCAAGCGATTACGTGGTTGCTGAGTATACAGATAGACCTAAAAAGAAAGAGGATTTTTGGGACGGCTGCCTAAAACTTGCTGTGTATTATAACTCTAAAATGTTGGTAGAGTATACAAAGATAGGTATATTAGATTACTTTAAACGTATGAATGCGCTAAAGTATTTAAAAGAAAAGCCAGAGTCAGCACACAACCCTGGTACAAAAACTAGAAATAGGTATGGTGTGCATATGAATAAGCAGGTTAAAGCTCTTATGGAAGACTTAATAGATGATTATTTAAGAGAGAGTGCTCAAGACATATGGTTTATTGACTTGATAGACGAGCTTGCTAATTATGGATTACAAAATACGGATAGGGCTATGGCTTTTGGTCTGTGTTTAATTCATAATATAGATAATTATAGAATGAAGGCATCTATAGAAGAAAAGGTAAAGGATATAGGATTTAAATATTATAAAATGGGATATAATGGAATCCCTACAGAAATAAAATAAAATTATGGATCAGAAATACACATCAATGCCATCAATGGTCATTGCAGACAAAGAAAAAAATGACGAATGGTGCGAACAAGTTCTAAATGCAATAACAAGCTATATGGCTTCAGATGGAGGGCATTACTCTTCTTCAAGAACTAGAGATATTAGGAATTATCAGATTTATAATGGAGAATTAAATCAAAGTGATTATAAATACATAACTGAACAATATGGATTAACGTATCCTGCTAGATTAGTTAATTATCCTATTATAACACCTAAGATTGACCTTTTAATTGGTGAAGAGCTAAGAAGACCTATTGATATGAAGGTTACTACAGTTAATAAAGCTGCTGTAATTAGAAAGCAAGACCATAAAGTTAGTTTAATGATGAGAGAGCTTTTAGATGACTTTCATCAAGAGATGAGAGAGACTATGAAGGTTGATGTTAAGGAAGAAGGTCAAGGTATTCCTGTGCCAGAAGATATAGAAACTTATATGAAATACAACTATCGTGAAATGATAGAGGAGACAGCTCAAGATGGATTAGAGTACATATCTAACAGGTATAATTTAAAAGATGTGTTTAAAGAAGGGTTTAGAGATTTATTAGTTACATCAAAAGAGTTTCATAAAGTAAGCATTCAAAATGGAGATCCATATGTAAGGAGAGTTGATCCTAGAAATATAATATTTGATAGTTCTGCACACTCAGACTATTTAGACGACTGTAGTTGGGTGGGTGAAGAAAGATGGATATCTGTTAATGAAATAAATGATGAGTTTAAAGATAGTTTAACTACTAAAGACCTAGAAGAGTTAGATAAGATGAGAAATCTTTATGCTGGTGGAGATTTGAATGAATATAATTCTAACTTAGAGTGGATTGATGCTGGACACGGAAGGGAAACTAGAATTAGAGTGGTAACTGCGGAATGGAAATCTCTTAGAACGATTAAATTTAAACTTTCTGATAATAAGTATGATCCTAATAGGCCATTTAGAAAAATGGTAAAAGATACTTATAGAAAAAGAAAAGGCGATAGAATAGAGACTAAGTGGGTAGATGATATTTGGGAGGCTACAAAAATTGGAGGTAAAATCTTAGTAAACGCAAGAAGAAGAGACAACCAAGTGAGAAGTGTAGACAATCCAGGCAAAACACCATTATCTTATGTTGGGTGTATAAAAGGAAACACTTCTGGCTCACCAGCATCTATAATAGACTTATTAGATAATATACAAATGCTTTATAATATTGTAGTTTATCAAATAGAGCTTGCTATGGCGCGTTCTGGTGGTAAGGCTGTAGTTTATGATGTATCACAATTACCTACTAATGTTGGTATGGATATACAGCAAGTACTGTATCACTTAAAGACAGATGGTATTATACCTATTAACTCAAAAGATGAAGGTAATCAAATGAGTAGCTTTAATCAGTTCCAACAAATTGACTTTACATTATCGCAGTCTGTACAACAGTTAATTAACCTTAAAGTAATGCTAGAAGATATGGCAGGTCAAATATCAGGAGTTACTAGACAAAGAGAAGGAGCTGTAGAAAAGTATGAGTATGTAGGTAACGTACAAAGAAGTGTGGTTCAATCTTCAACTATAACAGAAAGTTGGTTCTATTCTCATGCAGAAGTAAAGCAAAGAGTATTAGAAAGACTATGTAATCTAATGAAGGTTGCTTGGGCTGGCGGAAAGAAAGCTGGAATGATATTAGGTGATGGTGCTTATAAATTCTTAAATGTTATGCCAGATGTAGCTTTACAAGATTTTGGCGTATATGTAGGTGATAGCGGTAAAGATGATGCTATGAAACAAGTTGTACAACAATTAGCTCAATCTGCATTACAGGCAGGCTCTGTTGATTTATTAGGTGTTATTAAAGTTCTTAGAGCTGATACAATGACTGAAGCTGAGAAAGTGTTAGAGCAAGCTATGAGTGAAATGCAGAAACAACAAGAAGTTGCTATGCAACAGCAACAACAAGCTCAACAAGCTGCTGCTGAAGCTGAGCAAGCTAAATTTCAAGCTGAGGCTCAACTTAAACAAATGGATAATGAAGCTAAAATACAAGTTGCTAAAATTGGATCAGACTCTAGGCTACAAGTTGCTAAAATACAAGCTGAAGTTGATAGAGATTTACATGACACTAAAGAGAGAAATGATATGGATAAAAAAGCGGCTGACTACTATATTGATAGAAAGAATAGAGAAAGCGAGGCTAATTTGCAGAAAGAAGAAAAGGCAAAAAGCGCTGGAACATCCACAACATCAAGTGATTTAAAAAGAGCGGCTGAGAAGTTATAATAAATTATTTGTATATTTGCAAACTTAGGGAGTATTAATTTAAATTAAATAAAATGGCAAAAGAAGAGTCAAAATTAGTAGATGAAGTAGCTGAAACAGCAGAAGCTACTACAGAAGAAACAGGGATTAAAGATGAATTTAATCCTCTAGCTTTTACAGATGATAATTATGGAGAGCTAGGAACTGAAGACAAAACTGAAGATTCAGAAGAAGATGTTAAGTCTGAGAAGGAAGAAGAGGAAGAGCAAGCAGATGGATGGGGATGGGATAAAGTAGAGGAAGAAGAGGTTGCGGAAGAAGAGGAAGATGATGATGATTGGGATTCAGAAAAGATAGAAGAGACTGAAGAAACTAACGAGGATGGTTTAAGCTGGTCACAAGTTGGTAAAGAAATAGGATTAAATGTTAATTCTAAAGAAGAGTTTTTAAAAACACTTAACGACTATGCTGAGCAGTTAAAAGGACAAAACACGCAACCAGCTCCTAATAGTCAAATAACTGAACTAAGAAGCTATTTAGCTTTGAGTGATAGAGATTTAGTTGCTGAGGAATTAAAGGCTGATGGAATAGAGGCTGCTGACATAGAAGACTCTTTAGATAAACTAGAGGATTCTGGAATGATGAAGATGAAAGCTAAAAGCGTTAGAAGAGTAATAGGTAATGCTATTGATCAACAAACTGCACAAGCTAAACAATCACAAGCGCAAGCAGCAAAGAAACAACAGGAAGACATAAAGAATGCTAAGAGTGGCTTGAAAAAGCAAATCAAAAGCATGGGAGAATTTATGGGGGGAAAAGTAACAAAGAAACAGAAAGAAGAAGTATATCGTTATGCTACTACCGATATGATGAAAGACATATATGAAGATCATGCCAATGTTGCTGATGTCGCTATGTTTATGTTATATCGTAAGCAAATAGAAAAAATTCTTCGTTCTCAAGGTCTGGAAGACGGCAAAGCCACTATCATGGATAGTATAGTCTCACCAAACCTTAACAATGGAAAAAGCAAATCTAATTTCAAGGTGAAGTCAGGTGCGTTTGATCCAAAAGCGTTCATGGGCGAGTAAGCTTAAAAAGTAAGACAAAGTCTGCTCATAGTTGAAAGTTAATTGGACAATTAGTAAAATGTTTAATTAATAAAAATTTAAAAAAATGGCTGTAACTTCAACGGGTACATACGGGAGAGGAACAACTGCTGCAAATGCATTAAATGCAAACTTGTTGCAACATCCCGAAATAGCTAGAACTTTAATATCTCTTTACCCGAGATATTCAATGACATATCTTTTAGAAAGAACTAGAAGAATGGCTAAGGAAAAAGTTTTAGGAGATAATTCTTACGAATGGAAAGTAATGAATCGTCTAAACAGAAAAACAATGATTCAAGCAACAGGTGGTTCTGCTATCGCTGCTGGAGCAACAGATAATGCTCTAAAATTTGAACCAACTTCAGGTGGAGGTGCTGAAGATCAATTTAATTTATTTGATGTAATTAGATTCCCATCTGGAGCGACTGGATTAATTGTAGCTGGACCTACAAGTAATGCATACACTGTAGAGGCAATAACTGCAATTACTGCTGCTGACAATACTGTTGGACAAGTAGTTGGTAGAATTGGGTCTGCATTCCCTGTTGGATCTTCTGGGTCTGATGTAGGCGAAAACAATGCTTACCCAGATACTTACAAAAACTGGATGACTATTAACAGAAAGAAATGTACAATCACTGGTAAAGATGCCACTGATGTTTCTTGGATTGAAAATAACGGTCAATCACTTTGGTACTTTACTAAAGAGCAACAAATGATGGATCAATTCATGTATGAGCAAGAATTGCAAAGATGGTATGGACAAAACTCTATAACAACTGCTGCAACAAACTACTCTGCAACTAATGTTGATATCATCTCATCTATCGCTGCTGGTGAATATGCTGACGGAACAGCAAGAGCTGCTGTAGATGGAACTTCTGGTGGTACTGGTGCTCACACTATTGGTGACGGTGTATTAGCTCAAATTAGTGCTTCTAATCAAGCTTCTTACTCTGCTGGAACATTAACTGAAGATATTATTACTGAGTTTATTGGTAAAATCTCTTTAAATGCTCAAGGTGCTGAAGGTAATGAGTGGGTTGTATTCACTGGAACTGAAGGACGTATTGCTTTTCATAGAGCTATGAAAGATCTTATTGTTGCTCCTGCTGGTGCAATGACAGGTGGATCTATGGCTGATGTAAAAGCTGGTTCTGATATTTCTTTAGGTGGAAACTTTACTTCTTACTATGCGTTAGGTAATAAAATTACTATTGCTTACTGCCCAGTATTTGATGATCCGCATGTGCATGGTGCTTCAGGTGGAACTAACTCATTTGGTGATGCTAGATTGAAAGAATCTATGAAGATGGTATTCATGGACTTCGGTTCAACTTCTGGTGTTTCTAACGTAGAGTTAATCACTAAAGGTGCTAACGGAATTAATCGTTCATTAGTTAAGAAATACATTGGTGGTATGGTAAACCCTTACGATACTAAATCAATGATGGCTGCTAATGGAGATGATAGATTCCAATGTCACGTATTATCTGAGTCAGGTATTATTGTAAGAAATCCACTTTCTTGCGGTATTTTATCTGCTTCGTAAATTAAGTTAATAATTTGATAGAGGGGGGCTTCGGCCTCCCAATATCGCCTAAAAAATATAAAAAAATGGCAAATTATTTAGATATTTCAGGAAAGTCTACTGAGCAAGGTCAAGGTAGACTTCCAAAATTAAGAGGGCAAATTGCTCCAGTAACAGCTATAAATTCAGCAACTACTGCGCTTGATGGAGCTATTAACGCTTCTGTAGTGTCAATTACAGTTGATTCAACTTCAGACTTTCCATCAAGCGGAACATTATTAATTGAGACAGAACAAGTTACTTATACATCTGTAACTGCAACTTCTTTTGAAGGATGTGTTAGGGGTGCTAATAGTACTACTGGTGCAACTCATGCAGATGATGTTGTAGTAGATGAGTATACAAAAGAATATACTCTTTATGATTATAATTCTGGAGGTGTATACATGTTAGATGGAACAAATTCAGAAGATGGAGTTCTTACAGTAAATCTTCCTTCAGCTAAATCAGGAGTAGAATTTAAGTTTATCTTAAAAGCTATTGGAGGAGAGGCTGCTGAAGATATTGAGATTGTACAAGCTGCCGCTACAGAAGACTTTATTGGAGCTATCTTAGATGGTGCTGGAACAAAAGATTCAGCTGTATCTGGAGATACAAAGATTGTCTTTGACCAATCTGGTGGAGCTACTGTTGGAGACTGGGTTTCTCTAGTTTCTGATGGCACTAATTGGTACGTTCAAGGTAACTGTGATAATGCTGCTGGTGTAGTATTTGCAGCATAAGTTAATTATTGGAAGACGGAGGGGCTTAGTCCCCTCCAAATTCCTTATATTTGCAAGATGAAAACAAGATTAGTAGTAAGAGATGGTAAGGTAGTAGAGTTAAAAGAAGATGAAGGATTAAGAAGCACAAAAGAACAAAAGGCGTTTAGTATTGGTAAGGCTAGTGGATTAACATGGGGAAAGAGAGGTTATCAAGAGACTAGAATATCAACAAACGAACAAGGACAAAGGAGAATATTTAAAGAGACTGCAAAAAAGTCTAAATATTATATAAACAAAAAATAACAGGGAGTATTAACTAAAACAAAAAAAGATGGCACATTTAATTTATGTAAAAGCAAGAGATGACAAAAGATTTTCTTACGTTAAGTTTGGAACTTACACACAAAGAAACGGTAAAAAATCAGTATTATTAAATCCAGACGATATAGTTGTGGATGGTTGGGAAATGACAAGCGCATTAACAACATTAAATATTGATGATGAGTATGACAGAAGAATTTATGATTTTTTATTAGACCACCCTTTCATTACACAAAATAAGCATTACGAATTAATAGACACTAAGGCTAATATTAAAAAACAAGCAACTAGTATATTAAAGTCAGCTGAAGCCGTACAGGTAGCAACATCAATAAAAGATAATGAATTATCTGATCTTACTAAACTATTTGGTATTGGTGACGGGTTTGATGACGAGATTGTAAAAGCTAAACTTATTCAAATGGCAGGACAAGCTCCTGATAGATTTTTAGAAATATATAAGGATGCAGACAAGTCTTACCGTGTATTTTTAAAGAAAGCATTAGAAAAGAAAGTAATTCAAAAAGTAAACGATGTTTGGAAGCACAATAACTATACTTTAGGTATTTCTGATGAGCATGCTATTGCTTGGTTAAAAGATAACTCAGAAGTATATGCTGTAATGAAAAACCAAGTAAGAGGTAATTTTACTAAAAAAGATACAGAAGTTAAAGTATCAACTGAAGACATGACGTCTAGCGCAGGAGTTTCTGCATTAGAAAAAGCTGTTGACCCAC